ATAGAATATATGGAGAAACATAGCATATTTTTTTATATTTTTGTAGGATTTGTATTATTATTGTGTTTAAGAATTTATTATGATTCTGATATGTTTAATCTTAAATGTATTATTTCATCAAAAGATGGTAATAGATATTGTGTTAGAGAGAGACAAAAATTAGAACTAGCCGCCAATTTATTAGCAGATGTTACAGCAAAATGTAAAGCATTAGTTCAATATATGAAAGAAAAACACCCAGATGATCCACGAGTAAAAAGATTAGTAGAAGGTTTTAATCCACACAAAATAAGCGAAACATTACCAACAAGTGAATTAACTGCTTATAGTGAGAATAAAGGAGAGAAAATTGCTTTTTGTTTAAATACAACAAAAAATGGTGATAAATTAATTGATATTAATACATTAACATTTGTAGCACTGCATGAGTTGTCTCATATTTTAACAGAATCAGTAGGTCATAAACAAGATTTCTGGAATAATTTTAAATTTGTATTAGAAAACGCAAAAGCAGCTGGTATTTATGATCCAGTTGATTATAAAAAGAACCCAAAAGAATACTGTGGTATGACTATAAATGATAACCCATATTATGATTTAGCATAAAAGTTAAAATAATATAATCATTATATAATTATTTATAAAATAATTATAAATTTAAACTAATTTAATCATAAAATAATACTATAAATATATATATGTCAAATCCAAATATTATAGAAAAAAAGGAACCACCAGTATATAAAGTTAATTACTTAGTAAATAATGAAATACAAAAAATTATAGTATTTAATGGTATAAAATCTAAAAAAAAAGGACCAATACACGAAGAAGAAATTAAGAGAAAAAATGGTGAAGTTTATAAAGTTCCAGTTTTTCAATCAGAACAACAAATTCATTATGATGATACTATTGGAGCAATTAAACTTAAAATATTAAATGAATTTAAAAAAATGGCATCATTAGATGAAATATATTTATTTTGTCAAAAAGTAGAAACATTTAATCCTATTTCAGTTTATCAAATGTTAACACAAAATAAAAAACTTACGCTTACTCATATTCGTTTACAACAATTTATTACAAATATTGTAAGTGATTTAGATGATGATAAATTAGAAGATATTCCTGTTAAAGATATTTATACATATGATGATATATTAACTTTAAAACTTGCGGATAGAAAATTTATTACTAATAAAGTGCTAGGACAAAAGTTTTTTATAGTTGAAAATGAATATCCTTTTGTAAGTAACCCTTATGATGTTGTTGATTATGATAGTTTTTTTGAAAGAGCATCACGTAAATCTTTATCTACATTAAATAGTCATTTATTATTAAATACTGGTGACATAGTAGGAAATAATATATATTTATGCTTAGCTAAAGATGTAATTCATAACTGTGTTACAAAAAATATTAATCAACAAACAACAATAAAAATTTATTATCCATTTTTATACAATAAAAATATTAATTCTTATAATGATTTTACTAGCAGTGAAGAAAAATATAATTCTGATAATTCTAAATTATTAACAGAAAAAGTATTAGAATCTTTTAAAACAGTTGATATGTTTTATGATGTATATAAATTAAAAAAAACAGAATTAAATTATGTTAGTAAAGGAATTAAATATATAAAAGTTGTTATTAAACCAGATTTTAATATTAAAATTCCATTAGAAGTCATATTTAAAGTAATACATGCTACTCAAAATAATCCATTTATTAAATATAATCCATCTTCAAAACAGGAAAACATTTATAGATTATATACTGATAGAATAGCTACAGATGGAAGAAAAATACCATATTTAAAAAAAGGTGTTATTTTTAAGTCTGATAAAGAAATAGGAAGAAGTAAATCAGTAACTGTTTTAATTGAAAATAAAATAAATAGTGACAAGAAAAGTGATGAGTCGCAAATTATTTATTGTGAATTTGATGAAAATGGTTATATTACTATAAGTACAGAATTTCAAACTATTATAGATGAAAACAAAATAGATGAAATTTTTAGAGATGCTATAAATCCTATTATTACTGAGATTAAAAATCACCTAGAACAAAATGGATATAAAATAAATCTTTTTAATTCGTTAAATAATGAAAATATCGAAGTAAAACAACTTACATATCAATCAAAAATACAAATTTCAAAACCTATAAAACTTGAAGCTTATAAAGGTTGTATATCTAGTATTTTTAATAATGAATCTAATGAATTTAAACAAGGAATTCATTTACGTTTTAAAAGAGTTTCTAATTTTAATAAAGTTACTAGTCAAGAAGCATTTATTTTAGAAAAACAAGAAGAGGGTTTTAGAGGTGAAGAAATAGTACAAGCACTTTTAGATAATTATCCTGATGATTTAACAGAAGAAACCGCGTTAGAATTAGTTAGAAAAGTGGCAAATGAAATACAAGTTGAGCGTGGTGTTAGGAAGTCTGATATTAAAATAAAAAATAATCCTGGATTTAAAACAATAATACAATTAGATCAAAAAATAAGTACAATAACAATAACCGTTGAAAATATTAATGATATTAATTATTTGAGTATTATTCCTATTTATTTAGATACAATGATTCGTTTAACACAAGATATTAAAAGTACAGGATTTCCTAGTAAAGAAATTAATAGAATTTGCTCTTCTGATGAAAAAGAAGATATTATTCCTCATGATATTATTTCTCCTGTTGAAAGTCCATTATTAGAAAATGAAGAACCATCAATTGAAGAAGATTCTGAAGATATTATATATAAAAAAACAGCTGATATATCTAGTGTAAGTGAAAGTGAAAGTGAGATTGAATCTGAACCAGATTCTGATGCTGAAGAAAAAGTAAATAATGCGTTAAGTTTATTTTTTGATGATAATGATGATGAAGAAAGTATTGAAAGTGCTACTATAGGTGGTCAATATAGTAGTTCAAGTGAATCTTCTATAGCAAGTAATGAAGAATTAAGTGATGAAGAATCAAGTGATGAAGAATCAATTATTATTAGTAAACCTATATTAAAAAATGAAAAACCAAAATTAAATATAGAGTCATCTAGTGAAGAAGAGGAATCAGAGTCAGAAGAAGATGAATCGGAATCAGAAGAAGAATCTGAATCTGAATCTGAATCTGAATCTGAATCTGAAGAAGAAGAAAATATTGTTCAAAATATTGATGGAATGCCTTTGAGAAACTATTTTCAAGGAAAAATTGAAGAAAAGGACTCAAAGTTAATTGTAAAATCTCCTGTTAAAAATGAGAGAGGTGAATTTTCTATTTATTCTAAAATTTGTCAATCTATTCATAAAAGACAACCTGTTATTTTAACAGATGGTGAATTAGAAAAAATAAATAAAGAACACAAAGATTTTTTAAGACCAGAAGATATTATAAAATATGGAAGTGATCCAAATAATCAATTTAACTATATTTGTCCTCGTTATTGGTGCTTAAAAACAAATAAACCAATTGACCCTAATGAATTTGAAGAAGTTGAAGAAAATGGTAAAAAAATATTAGTACATCCTACATGTGGTAAAATTATACCTGAAGATCAAGAAAAGGTTATTCCAGGTCATTATGTGTATGAATTTTATAAACCTAAAAGAGGTGATGAATCATATAAAAAATATCCTGGTTTTATTCCTGATAAACATCCAGATGGTTATTGCTTACCATGTTGTTTTGATAAATATAATACAAAAGGGCGCATAGAAGCTAAGGAAAAATGCGAAGCTAAAAAATCTGAAGAACAAACTGATAAAAAACCCGAGAAACAAAAAGAATTAGATGAATACATTTATGGTCCTGAAAAATTCCCTCTTTCACAAGGCAGATGGGGTTATTTACCTATGCAAATACAACAAATACTTCACGAATTAAATGAAGATTGTCAAATAAGTAAAACAAATACTAATATTAAAGCAAATCACCCATGCTTATTACGTCACGGTATTGAAGTAAATTATAAACAATCTTTTATAGCATGTATTTCAGACGCTTTATATTTTGCTAGAAAGGTTAAAAGTGAAAATAATAAGGTAGAAAAATTCGCAAAAGTATTAAATATTAAAGAAATGAAGCAAAGAATTATTAAATCATTAACACTTGATAATTTTATTAATTATCAAAATGGTAATTTAGTTAAAGATTTTTATAGCAATACTGAAACTGCTGTAGACATTAATAAATATTCCGATACAAAGTTATATAAACAACTCAAATTAGATAATGAGATTGAAAAAGATTTTTTAAAGAAAATTATTAGTTCTTTTGAAAATTTTATTAATTTTTTAAATGATGATGATGTTATTATTGATCATTCCTATTTATGGGATATTATTTGTCAACCAAATAAATATTTATTTCCTCTAGGTGTTAATTTAATTATTTTTGAGATACCAAATAATGATATTACTAATAATGTTAGATTAATATGCCCATCAAATCATTATTCTAATGAATTTTATGAATCTAGAAAAGATACGATATTTATATTAAAAGAAGACGATTATTATGAACCTATTTATTCATATACAATTAATGAAAAAAGTATTAAGGTTAAAAAAGATTTTAGTGAACATGATCCAAATCTTTCAAAAACAATGAGAGAAGTTTTTACAACAATAATTAAACCTTATTTTAAAAATATTTGTACTCCTTTTGATAGTATGCCTGAAAATGGACTTCTACCTCCTAGTATATATAAAGTAAGAAAACCATTAAATTTATATAGTTTGATTGAACAATTAGATAAATGTGGTTATAAAATTATAAAATTTGTATTAAATTTTAATAGTAAAGTCATAGGTGTTTTAGCAAATAGTCAAAATTCTAAAATAAATGGTTTTGTTCCTTGTTATCCATCAGGATTAAATGAAGAATTAAAAGACTCAATAGGTTTTGTTTTTATGACTGATTTAAGTTTATGGAATAACTATGAAGATACAATGGAATTTTTAACTGTTCTTGAGAAAAAAAGTAAAAAACGAGCAAAAATGTCTATTATTCCTTGTAAGCCAGTATTTAAAGTTGTAGAAGATGAATTAATTGTAGGAATTATAACAGAAACAGATCAATTTATACAATTATCTGAACCTATACCTGAAGATGATATTACAGAAGATTCAAAATACTATATACCTACTTTAAAAAATAGTAACTATATTATTGATAAAAATAAAAAACCATTACAATCAGTTGATAGTGTAATAACTATGTCAAATAAAGTTGATGAAGAGAGGGTTGATTATATTAAAAAGATCAAACTAGAAACAAATTTTTATAATGTTTTTAGAAATACAGTAAGAATACTATTAATTGATTATGAAAATATAAAAATAAAAGAAAAGATTGAAGCTGAAATTAAAAAACAATATATTACTTATACTCAAAAATTAGAAAATATTAATAAACTATTAATAAGTCTTGTAAAAGATAAAATACAGTTTATTGGTGATACTAATTATTATAAATTAATACAAGAAGTTTCTACATGTATTGTTAAAAATAAAGATAACTGTACAAATACACCTAATTTATGTGCTTTAACAGAAGGTGATAAATGTAAATTAATACTTCCTGAAAAAAATTTATTAACTAATAAACCTAATGAAACTATGTATTATAATAAAATGGCAGATGAATTAATTCGCTATAATAGAATTAAAACATTTATGTTACAACCCGAGATGTATTTATCATTTGGTAATATTGGATATAATTTGAGGGACAATGAAATAATTTTAACTCAAAGTTCTTTAACTCAAGAATATTTTGAAGATATTATTGAAGCAAAAATAAATAAATATATTGGTTCTACATCATATGATGAAGCTAGACCTATTATTAGTCAAAATTATGATAATACTGTTAAAAACCTAGGACAACAAGCTAATGTAGAACCTGAATGTAAAAAAACTATTAAAAATAAGATTTCTATTTCACAATGGAGTAATTCTTTTCCTAAGAATTTTACAGAAATATCATAT